CTGTTTGGATTCGTATGGGCCTTAAATCGCCTTACACGCACGGCATTTGGGCCGCTTATCTATCTGTGTCCCAATAGAGCGGGTTATCGGGGTCGAGGCCTATCGGGTTCTCTGCCGGGCTAATCCGCCGCGCCCCCACCAACTGATGCACCTGGGGTTCGATGGCGTGGGCGGTTCGAAGCCGCATCATCGCACCGGACAGGGCGTCGACTTGGTCGTCATGCCCGCCGTAGGGAAAGGCCTCCAACTCATCGAGAAAGATACCAACCCAAGGCCCACGGAGAAGGCGCAGATTCCCTACCTCCGCCTGGCTACTGACCGGGCCTGCCCGTTCCAGCTTGGAGCCGGTCGCCCGTTGGCCCCGCGTCGTGTATTCCGGTAGAACCCGCGTCACATAGTTGTAGATGGTATTGACGCCCGATGCCCCAGGTTCTTGCTCAATCACTATCTGCGTACCGTCGCCATCCACGGCGGCGGTCTGGGCTATGCGCCTTTCGACATCTGCCGGGGTGCCGCGCATCCGCTGGACATCCACAACGTAGAACATACCGTCGTTGGCGTGGTCGACACGGACGCCCGCCGTCCAGTCGGGGTCGGTGCCGGGCCGCTTCGGGGTCGCCGCCAAGTCCCAGTAGCGGACGGACTTGTTGATGAACACCGGGGCTTCCTCCACGACCGGGAACCACTCCCGCTGGAAGAGGTTTCCAGGCTGACGGGCCGTCCAGTCTCCTTGGAGGAGTTGCCGCCTGGTCACCGGGTCGAGTTGATTCAGGGATTGGACGTAGGCGTCTTGGTCGAGGTAGGGGTTGTCCGGCAACCGGGCCGATATGAACACACGCTCCCCATCACTGGGGTCGGCGTCGATGAACCGCCCACGTACCCACTCGTGACCGATGCCTCCAGGGTTGCTGGCAGAGCGCATCCGCAAAGGCGCACCACCACCTATCCGCCTCCGCAACCGGGAGAACATATAGCGATAGTGGGTCTCTTCGAACTGCGTGAGTTCGTCGAAGCCAATCATCTGGAACTCCGTGGACTGGTATCGGTACTCGTCCCCCAGATGTTCCAGATACCCGAAGGTCAACGTGGCCCCGCTGGGGAAGGCCCAAGTCTTGCGGTGGTCGTACCACTTGGCATCGGTGGGCATCAGCCACTCCTTAGCCCTATCCATCAAGGCTCCCGGTAGGGCCAGGTCGGTGTAGGAACGCCGAAGCAGAAGCGCGGCGTACCCCGGCTGGTCGACGTACTGGAGCGCGGCCATCAACAGGGCGTCAGACTTCCCTCCTCCAGCGGCCCCGCCATACAAGGCTTCGGGGTTCTCAAGAAGAAGAAAGGCGAGTTGTTTCGGCGTAGGCTTATGGGGTATGTACGCCGTCCAGGGCAACCGGAGCGTGTCCATTGGACTCCACCCTGATGGCCCCAGCATCTCGTAAGGCTGAGAGGGCTTCTGCAATATCGCCAACGTCTAAAGTCACCACCTGATGCTGAATGGGGCTTCCTTCGGGGCCGCTATGCTCGACGCGGGACGGCGTATCAACGCCCATCAATTGTCGCATATCTCCGATGGCCTGGAGACAAATCTTCGCTGACTGAATCTCGCCGCGAAGCATATTAGGCCACTGCACCTGAAGAATCTTTGTTAGGCGTTCTAATGTTAATTGGCGGAACTCCGCAGACGGTTCGTCCAGGGTTTTCCGCAAGGCCGTCTTGACGGCGATTATCGCCCCGCTGTGATTGGCGTAGCCAAGGGCGTCGGCTATCTCTTGCCAGGTTCTCCCGGCCAGCCGAAGTTCCACCGCACGGCGTTGTTTCTCTACGGCGTTGATACGCCGGGGAGACATACTCGACTCGACTACGTTCTTAGGCATCGTCCACCAGCTTTGGCACAAGGCCCATACCGGCCAGGCGTTCCAGCGTGACCGCCACGTACCCTGGCTCTATCTCCGTGGCGTAGCAGACCCGTTCCAGTTGTTCAGCGGCCACCATCGTGGTGCCAGAACCGATGAAGGGGTCGATGACCACGTCCCCCCTGGCACAGGAGTTGTTCAGCATCTGGGCCACGAGTTCGACGGGCTTCATCGTGGGATGTTCGTCCGACCGGGAAGGGCGCGGGACTTCCATGACGCTATCCTTGTTCCTTCCGCCTGCCCAACTGGACTTACTCTTCTTGAGCCAGCCGTACCAAATCTGCTCGTGGCGGTAGTGGTAGTTGGAACGCCCCAGCACCAGCCGGTCTTTGACCCAGGTCAGCCACTGGTGCCGCTCCCAAGGGGTCTGCTCAATCGTGTTGTCGAGCAAGCGCAGAAGCGGCCCCGAAGGGGAAGCGATGTACAAGTCCCCGCTGACGTGCCGGGAAAGGTTCGTGTAGGCCTTTTGCCAGAACTCCGCCAACTGACCTGGCGGTAGGGCGTCGTTGGTGATAGGTGCGTGTTTCCCCCACTTCTCGTTGGCGTGTTGCCCATAATCCACACCGTAGGGCGGGTCAGACCAGGCCATCGTGGCCACCGTGTCGCCACACAATCGCTGTAGCGTTGCCGGGTCGGTTATATCGGCGCACAGGAGCCTATGTGCCCCAATCTGCCACAACTGGCCCAAGGCCGTTTCCCACTTTGTCGCAAGTTCGCCAACAATGTCTAATTGCGGGCCGGGGTCATCAACGACCGGCTTAGGAGGTGGCAGAGGTGCCATATCCAGACTCTCCAGCATCGACAGTACCGCTTCGCCCTCGAAAGATACCAGGGCCAGCAAAGCGGCAACGGCATCATCATCTTTCTCCGCCATCATCGCCAACGGGTCGAGGGTCAACAGCAGTTGGAGGGCTTCATCGGCGTTAAGGTCGACGACCAGTACCGGGACTTCGTCATCTCCCATGACATCGGCGCGGAGATGCCCATCTATCAACTCCAGGCCATCAGGGGTTTCCCTGGCGATGCAGGCGTCGGCAAACCCTATCTCATCCAGCACTCCCTTGAGGGCGTCTTGCTGGGCGGCGGGGTGCCTGCGCCAGTTCAGCGGGTTCGGAATCAACTGCGATGCTGGAACCCTTCGGAAGTCGGTTATCCTGTCCCGAATCTCCATAGGCCTCCTACTTGACGGTGATTGGCGTGTCCACGAGATTGTCAGTGATGGTACGGGCCTTCACAGTAGAATTAATCGTGAAATCGGCGGTATTTATGCCATCCCCGTCGCCAAATTTCGAAGTGGCATCCATCGTGATACTTCCAGCCTTGACGTAGTCCACATTGAAGCCGCCCACGCTACAATCTACGTCCGTCATGGTGAGAGTGCCAATGATGGCATCTCCGTGCATCTCGATTATCACACGGTCAACGACAGAATTTTGGGCCGTGAATTCGCCGCTTCCTCGTGAACTATTTATGTTGATTTCAGTGATGGTGCTATCGATGGTGGCGTCCATCGCGTGGCCGTCCGTGTAGGCCTGCAAGACTAGATTGCCAGTCTCCACGTTTGCAAAATCCAAAGAGGGTGCCGATACGCCAGTCATCACCCAGTTATCCACATACAGCCAGCCAGTGGTATTGGTGGTTCTTTGAATGACCACGCAGTCCGTAAGCCCGGCCTTCCCCAGGTCGAGGTTGTTGAGGGTTAAGTTAGTTAGACGCACCCCTGCCGCTAGATTAATCTGCAACGTCTGATTCTGGTCTGCCGGGTTTTCTGGGTCTGGCTCTAACTTCACACCATGCACGGTCGGCAAAGGATAGGCCGCCCCGGCTTCGGGCCAGACCGGGGTATCGTCTGTGGAGGCAACGACGAATGTGAATGCCACTACAAACGCGACGCCCACGATGCCCAAGGCTGTTCCGACACCCTTCATTCCACTTAGGTCAAAGCTGAACTTCGGCGTTGGGATTCGGAGTGCATTAAATAAAGCAATACCAGGGATGCCCGGTGCCGTGAACCTATCAAGTTTGAGGTCACGGTCACGAAGAAGTCCTTTCCGGTATCGCCACATGAGTGCCATCAGACCAACGGTGACTAACGACGCGCTTACGACGCAAATCAATGCGGTCAACCAGAAGGCCGTTCCCTCCGGCACTCCCAGTGAGACTATCCAATTCTGGATAGTTTGAACGCCACCACCGATTGCCAATAATTGCATTATCTTATCCTCCGGTCTTTAATCTTCACTCCCTCCCCCTCCCTTCTTCCCATCATTCACCAAGCGTTGAGCCAGGGTAGCGATGAACGCCGTTACCGGCCCACTGAAAAGTCCCATCGCCACGAGGACGAGGTCTAAATGGGGAGCCACTTCCGCAGGGTTCGATGTGGTACGCCAAATAATTACCGTCCCCATCAAGACAAAACTTATGATGATTGGCATCATGAAAAGCAGGGTTAAGAATTCGGTGCCTGATAGGGTCGTAGCCGACTTCCCTTTCAGGCGTTCAATCTCCACCCTGGCCTGTATCAACTGTTCGGTGATGTCAGGTTCAGCCGCCATTGCGTTATTCCGCCAGAGTAACAC